TTATCCCAGACTGGTAGGGCGACTGGAGCATATTGGTAATTTCTCATACCTTCGGTCGCCTCACAGGAATTATCCTTTGATAATTATTTTACCTTTGCTATTCTTCGTGTCAATACCTTAAAGGAACTAATATGCCAAAAAAGAAAGTGATACCGAGTCTAAGTGGATACGGTGGTACTAAACCGCCTCGTGTTAGAGAGTTAGGCAAGACAAATACCATTAAGCAGAACAAAGAAGCCATTGCGACAGAGATGCTGTGCATGGCCACTACCTCTGTGCGTGACATCATGGAGTGGGATGACTACGGTAACGTGAAGCTAAAGGCTTCTAAGGACATTCCTGAGTACGCTCACAGGGCGATTAAGAAGGTCACTTGTACGGTTAGCAAGGATGGGGCGGTATCTACGTCTGTTGAGCTGCATGACAAGGTACAAACCTTGCGTACCCTGGCTAAGGCGGCTGGTTTGATGGAAGTTGAGCAGAACATGGATAAGCCAAGTGTCATCGGATTCAACGTAAAGGCACCGGTTGAGATCGAACAAGAGGCGGAGATCGTCGATGAGTGATGGATTTCCTGGTGTTAATGTTGATTTAACCACCTCACCCACAGCATATAAGTTCCTTCAGGATAATTCCTTTGTAACGGGGATATGCGGGCCAGTAGGTTCGGGTAAATCGTATGTTTCTTGTCTAAAGGTGATGCGTATCGCCCTAGAACAGAAACCCTCACCCCATGACGGCATACGTTATAGCCGCTTTGTTATCGTCCGTAACAGCTATCCTGAGCTGAAAACCACGACCATTAAGACGTGGACGGACATTTTTCCTGAAGATACCTTCGGGCCACTGCGTTGGACACCCCCAATTACCCACCATATCAAGCTGCCTCCGCGTGGCGATGCTGCGGGTGTCGACTGTGAAGTCATCTTTATGGCATTAGACCAGCCAAAAGATGTCAGAAAGCTGTTATCACTTGAATTAACGGGAGCATGGGTCAACGAAGCCCGTGAATTGCCCAAGGCTGTTATCGATGGATTGACCCACCGTGTCGGTCGTTACCCCTCTAAGCGCGATGGTGGCGCGACGTGGCATGGTATCTGGATGGATACCAACCCGATGGACGATGATCACTGGTGGTTTCGTCTAGCAGAGAAGGACCCCATAACGGGAAAGTATGCGTGGAAGTTCTATAACCAGCCAGGCGGTATCATGGAGGTTCCTCACGAGGAATTACCAGAGAATCCAGAGGCAAACGACCACATCTTTGCGGCGGGTCGGTGGTGGAGGCTCAACCCTAAAGGGGAAAACCTCAAGAACCTGCCGCCAGGCTACTATTTACAGCAGTTGGCGGGCAAGAATCTGGACTGGATTCGCTGCTATGCCGAGGGACGTTATACCTACGTTCAAGAAGGCAAGCCTGTCTGGCCTGAATACGACGATCTGCTGATGTCAAGTGATGAGATCGAGCCTGATCCAAGTCTTCCGATACAAGTCGGACTTGACTTCGGTCTTACGCCTGCGGCGGTCTTCGGGCAACGGCACAGTTCGGGCCAATGGCGGGTATTCCACGAGATCGTCACCTTCGATATGGGTCTTGAGCGGTTTGGTACCGAGCTTCTAGCGGAGTTACAGACACGATTCCCGAACTACGAAGTTTTGGTTTGGGGCGACCCCGCCGGTCAGCAGCGTGATGCGATTTATGAAACGACGGCGTTCGAGTATCTGCGGACGCTGGGGCTTCGGGCGCAGCCGACGGCGACGAACGACTTTAAGGCGCGACGTGAGGCAAGTGCCGCGCCGATGAATCGCCTTGTAATGGGAAAACCTGGCTTGATTATTCACAAGTCATGCAAGATGGTACGCAAGGCTTTGAGTGGCGGCTACCATTTCAAGCGTATCGCGGTAGGCGCAGGGCAGGAGCGGTTCAAGGATTCGCCGAATAAGAACGAACACTCACACGTTGGCGACGCATTCGGCTATTTGCTTGTGGGCGGCGGTGAATACAAGAACATGACACGTAAAGGTTCAGCTTCTATGAACAAGACGTTCGTGGCACAGACATTGACTAACGCTGACTTTGATGTATTTGGATGAACCCATTAGACCTAAACTTAGTCTGTAAGTTGCCACCAGGCGTGGTGATCGTACCGTTCATGCGTGAGCATGCGCTGAAGTTCAAGTTCGAGCAGCCTGACCTTAAGGGGCATGAGGTACATGAACTGCAAGAGCGATTATGTGACCAAGTAGAGGCAGGCATAGGTATTACGGTAATGCAACGTGGTACGCCGATTGGAATCTTTGGCGCTGCTAAGATTTGGGATGGTCTACACGAAGCGTGGTTTATGGTTGGTGAGGCGACAAGACGTTACGGCATCGCCATGACTAAGGTAGCTAGAAAGTTCATCTTGCTTAAATTTCAAGAAGATAGCTTGAATCGTTTACAAATTACAGTAAGATGCGATGATGTCAGAGCGTACAAGTGGGCAAAGTGCTTAGGCTTTTCAGATGATGGTGTAATGAGGCGATTTGGCCCCGACGGTTCTGACTTCTTTATGATGAGTATTGTTAGAGAGGATTAACAAATGGGTGGTGCAGTTAAAAAGATAGTAGGTGGCGACAAGCCAGCTCCAGCGCCGACTCCTGCTCCTGCTGCGCCAGAGCCAGTAAGAGCAACTAAAGCTGAAACGCAAGCAGCTCGTGAACGTCAGGCAGCATTCCGCGCTCGACGTGGTTCAGGTGCTAGCTTGTTAGGCTATGGTCGTACGCTTGGTTCTCAATCACCACTTGAAGGTGAGGATATTAAGTAATGGGTGGTTTATTTAGTAAGCCAGACACCTCTGGTCAAGAGAAACAGCTTGAGCTTCAGCGTAAACAAATTGAAGCACAAGAGAAGCGTCAGCAACAACAGATGGCTCAAGAAGGCGCAGCACTTCAGGCTAAGACTCGCGCTCGTCAGTTAGCGGGTCGTCGCATGTTATTGTCTGATCGTGAAGATGCAGAGCTTGGCATTGGTACAGACATTACCTCATGACACGCCTTGTCGTTAAACGCGAATCGCTTGGTATTAATACTAAGCATACGTCACCGTCCTATATAGATGGCAATGATGAGCAGGTACTAATAAGCACAGCTTACGGACTACCGACAGTATCTACGCTTGAGGGGCATATTATCCAAGGTGATGCCTATTCTGCTGGCGCAGTATCAACCTCATTGGCTGATGGTGCTAGCTTAGATTTAGCGATTGCGTTTGGTTCTAGCGTTGAGGCAAGAATGAATGTTGAAGGCGTTAGTGGCGGCAACGGCATGGGTTACTTCTATGAAAACGCAACCGTGTCAGGCGGAACGCCATTAGGCTCTATCAACTTAGATCGCAATAGTACTAACACTAGCAACTCCGCTATCTTATTGTCTCCTACTGTAAGTTCAACAGGAACAACGCTAGCCCAGTACATTTTGATTGGTGGTGTTAAAAAGAAAGCAGCAGGTGGCGATGTGTCATCAGCGAGTATTATTCTCAAACCGCTAACAACTTATTTGCTGCGTTTAACTAACAACAGCGGATCAGCACAGCCCGCTGAAATCATTTTGACTTGGTACGAATAAGGAGCCTGCAATGGCAGAGCCAAAGAAACTCACACCAGAGCAGATTCTCAAACGACAGAAACTAGCTCAGTCCCGCAAAGAAAACTTCCGTGACTTGTACGAAGATGCGTACGAGTTTGCATTACCTCAACGTAATCTATACGACGGCTACTACGAAGGTAAGACCGGTGGTCAGAAGAAGATGAGCCGAGTATTTGACTCGACAGCTATCAATTCTACCCAACGCTTTGCTAACCGTATGCAGTCTGGCATTTTCCCGCCACAGCGTAACTGGTGTAAGTTAGAGCCAGGTAACGAGGTTCCACCTGAGCGTAAACTTGAAGTACAGCAGGCGCTTGATGTATTCAACGAGAAGATGTTTGATGTACTCAAGCAGTCTAACTTTGACATTGCGATCGGTGAATTCTTATTAGACTTGTCAGTTGGCACAGCAGTTATGTTGGTTCAACCAGGTGACAACTTAACCCCTATCAACTTCATCCCAGTGCCTCAGTACCTTGTGGCATTCGAGGAAGGCGCAAATGGTCAGGTAGACAATGTTTACCGTCGCATGCGTATCAAGGGTGAGTCTATTAAGCAGCAATGGCCTGATGCAGAGATCAGTGCTGAGTTGCAGCGAATGATTGACGACAAGCCAACTGAAGAAGTTGATTTGATTGAGGCAACAATCTACGACTACGATCGTGGCGATTATTGCTATCACGTTATTCATCCTAAGAGCAAAGACGAATTGGTTTACCGTCGTCAGAAGACTAGCCCTTGGGTAGTCAGCCGCTTTATGAAAGTTGCTGGTGAAATCTATGGTCGCGGCCCAGTGATTACTGCGCTGCCTGACATTAAGACCCTGAACAAGACGCTTGAGCTTCTGTTGAAGAATGCGAGTCTTGCAATTACGGGCGTGTACACAGCAGCCGACGATGGCGTATTGAACCCGCAAACAATACGAATCGTTCCTGGCGCGATCATACCTGTTGCTCGCAATGGTGGCCCACAAGGTGAATCATTACGCGCTCTACCAAGAGCAGGTGATTTCAACGTAAGTCAGATTATTATCAATGACTTACGAATGAATATTAAGAAAACACTTTTAGATGAGTCACTACCACCTGACAACATGTCTGCTCGTTCTGCGACAGAAGTTGTTGAGCGTATGAAAGAGTTGGCTCAGAACTTAGGCTCTGCGTTTGGTCGATTGATCAACGAGACAATGGTTCCATTAGTTGCTAAGACATTAGAGGTTATGGATCAAAACGGCATGATCACTCTGCCGCTGAAGGTCGATGGTCTTGAAGTTAAGGTAACACCAACTTCTCCTCTGGCATCTGCTCAGAATATGGAAGAAGTCAACAGCATCATGCAGTTCGCTCAAGTCGCACAAGCAATGGGGCCTGAAGGGCAACTTGCTATTAAGACAGGCGATATGATTGACTACATTGCAGACAAGATGGGCGTACCAGCGTCTATTCGTACAACGCCTATGGAACGTCAACAGATGATGCAAGAAGCGCAGCAGATGGCAATGGCAGTCCAGCAGGCGCAAATGCAAGGTGCAGCTCCACAGCAAGCAGCAGAACAAACGGCTGAAGGAATGATGTAATGAGCGGATGGGATGATATGGAGCCAGTAGAAGCTCCACCCGTAGATCATAAACGAGATGACCTTGATATTCTAATTGCTCGTACATTCTCTACTGAGAATGGGCAAAAAGTGTTGGCATGGCTTCGAGAGACTTATCTTGAGAATCCAAGCTGGCAACCTGGAGCTGAAAGTAGCTACGGGTTCTACCGTGAAGGACAGAATGCTGTCATTCGCGACATTGAAAAACGTATCAAGAGGATTAAAGAATGAGCGAAACCGAAGAAAGCGGTGGCCTTTTAGACGGCGTTGAAACAGAAGCGTCTGAAGAAAGCACAACCCCTGCTGAAGCGGAGATCAGCCATGTGGCTGCTGACCCTGAAGCGGAAGCAGCAGAACCATTAGAGCGCCCAGATTGGTGGCCCGAAAAGTTCTGGCAACAGGACGAAAACGAGCCAATGCTCGAAGAGATCGCTAAGTCGTATGCAGAGCTAGAAAAGAAGTTCCGTAATGGCGATCACAAAGCCCCTGAAGAGTATGCAATGGATGTCTTTGGCGAAATGCCAAGCGATGATCCGGTAGTAAGTACTTACCTTGATTGGGCTAAAAAGAACGGCATTAACCAAGATGCTTTTAATGAACTAGCTGAGCAAGTGCTGAAGTTAGGCGGGAATGAAGCCGAAGAGATTAAATACTCTATGGAGCAAGAACGTCAGGCACTTGGCCCGAATGCAGATGCCATCATTAAGAATATGGCAACTTGGGGCAAAGGCTTTGTTGATAAAGGTATCTGGGGTGCTGAAGACTATGAAGAGTTTAAGATTTGGGGTGGCACTGCCAACGGAATCAAAGCAC